AGAATGGGCGTTATTCGCCGACCATTACATTGTTAGAGGTAAGGAGATTGACGGTATCAGCACTGATTCAATCATTGCCAGTATTGAGGATGGGACGTTTTTTGATACCTCCATAGGCTGGGGTGCTGACAAATACGAATGTTCTATTTGCGGCAATGATTATAGGGATTACCGAAATTGTGAGCATTACGCAGGTAGGGAATATGAAGGTGAGATTTGCTATGTGATAGCGAAGCCACCTGGNTTCTTGATGGAAAATTCGATTGTCATGGATGGGGCTTATCCCGGTGCAGGTGTTTTATCGAAGAATGGCAACACTGAAAATGCCGATATGGTATTAGTTGATGATATGAAGGGTTTATCTCCCGGCGTTTCATTATTTCATACTTTTAGCGCAAGGAAGGGCAAACTCTTGACCTTCGCCAGAAGGGAGGACATTGAGAAGAAAATCATAGCACAGGGTGCTACCTTATCGAAAGGTGGTGAGATAGTGGACAAAGACAAATTGGACAAAGACNTTGAGAAAGAAGTCAAGGATGAGCTTGAAAAGGAATCTAAAGAAGAAGCTAAAGAGGTTGAAAGAGCCGAAGCAAACATTGACATTTTCTTAACCCGCAATGAGGTTGAAGATGTGTTCGGCAACGATAGTAACATTGGACCCGAAGGGCTGCTCATGTATGCCAAAGAGGGCATGGAGTATCTTAGTGAGTTAGCCAAAGAAGCCGAGAAGTGGGGCGTGAGAGCGCAGGGGGATAAATACAATAAGGAAGCATGGCAGACCCGTTACGAGCTTATGAGTGCTGATGAATTGAAGGATATTATTGAAACATTCAAAGTGGAAGCAGAATCGGCTATCCTCACAGGCAGACAGAGTGATCCCGATGCTGATAAGGCGGTTAAGCCTGCCGGTGGTTACCCTGACGAAGCGTTTGAAATGTAAATACAACTAAAATGGTTATATTTAAAAAGAGACCTGCTTAGGCAGGTTTTTTAATTTATGAAAGGAGCGTGATCCATTTGACCACAATCGGAAGAGGTGGACTTGATTTTGAAGGTATTCGCTACGGTGCAGTTACTTGTAAAGCGAGTGCCGATTTAATTTCTGCTTGGAATAATGGCGCAGGCAGGAGTTCAGTTATTGGTAAGGCGGTAACCCTTAAAGGTAATGGCATTGTCGGGTTCGGTGATGTTGGCGATCCCTTATTCGGCAAAATCAACCAGTATGAGCATGACAACCATGTAACCGTTCAGGACGCTGGCTATACCGAGTTTGAGGGCGTCTCCGGCAGTTTGCCTGATGCTGGTGCTTGTGTGGTTGTTAGTAATGGCGCTGTTATGGCTTCTACTGGTGCAACCGGCACTTCTAAAGTAGTTAGCGTTGATAGCACTAACCAAAAAGTTATGGTTCTAATTGGCTAAGAAAGGAGAGTGATCCAGAATATGACTATTGAATTGAATCGTACCATGTATGACCAGGCAAGATTAGCGAAACAAAGCATTTCGCAGTTTTTAGAAAATAAATATCCTACCCCCGAAGGTGGAAAGCTTGATGCTTTTCAAAGGGCATTGAAACAGGAAGGTATTTTCACCAAGTCGATTTATGACAAGGGGATTGTGGCAAGTGAAATGCAGGCGTTTTACCGGACAGAAGAAAGCAGGTTCTTGTTCCCGGAATTTATTGCAAGAACTGTAAGGGAAGCTGTTGTTCAAGATACCATGTTGCCTTATCTGATTGGTGTTTTTACTACGATTGATTCTGATACCTACAGAACATTCTACGTTGACGATCAACCGGAAAAGCAAGGCAAGAAAAGGGTAACTGAAGCTGCGGAACTGCCCAGGGTAACAATCAAGGGTAGAGATCAAGTTGTCAAGATTTATAAATTCGGTAGGGCTATCGAAGCAAGTTATGAAGTCCTTCGCCGGATGAAAATTGACATGCTTGCACTTCATCTTAGAAGGATTGCTATGCAAGTGGCAAAGGATAAGGTAGAGGAAATTCTCGATGTTATTGTCAATGGTGACGGTAACAACAACAAGGCCCCGGTAATTAAGTCAAGCACCCTTGTTACTGGTGCAACTGATATTACCGCCGAAGTGTTCTTGCGGTTCCTGATGGAATTTGAGGAATTCCCCTGCAATACCCTTATTGCGGACAAGGCCGGGTTTATCAATATTGTGTTGGCAGAACTGCCTAATCTTTCTGCTGTAGACGTATTGAAAATCTTGGCACAAGGGACAAGCGTTGGGATCAATCTTGCTGCTCCGCAAATGCCTACTGGTGCTGTAAGGTTGTTCTGGCATAAAGACGTTGCTGCTGGCAAGATTGTTGGTATCAACAACCAGTTTGCCATTGAACAGGTAACAGAGGCCGGAAGTGACATTTATGAAAGCGATCGTTTTATCCAGCGGCAGACTGAAATTTTAACACTGTCTGAAACAAACGGATATGCTAAAATCTTCCCCGAAGCAACCAAGGTTCTTCACTTAGCATAACGGGGGGTTATTCCTATGACAAATAGGATTTTAACGGATGAGGGCTGGCAGGAACGGGTAAGAGAGGTGATCGGTGTCGATCAAGCGTACCTGCCAGACCAAGTTTTAGAAAAGGCTGATGTAGTGGACATTGCCGAATCGAACATTATCGACCTTGTTCCCGATTATGAAACCATACCGGAAGATAAAAAGGTATATCTCGAATCGGCTACGGTTTGCGAGTGTGCTGTCCTTGCTTGTGATTCTATGCCTGCAAGACTACCGGTAAAAGAATCCGGCCCGCATGTTTCTTTTGAGTTAGAAATTGATTGGGAAAAAAAGAAAATAGAGTTTGCCGAAAAGCGGGATATGCACATCTCTAAGCTGGTGAAAACTCCGGATGTAACATATTTTGCAATTAGCTAAGGGTGGGTGGTCTTATTGAATGGTTATGCAACTAAATATCTCAAAGCAAGAGGACAAGACTGCCACATACTAAGGCCAATTGTAAATGTTGCGGATGGTTTGAGTGAAACATACGATCCTGATTACAAATACCCTACCAAAATAAGTCTAAGACGTGCTACTAAAGCTATCCGCATTTACGGCGCAAGGGAGGCTCATTGGGAAGGCTTAATCCTTTCTGATTCTAATCTTGTCAGTGGCGAAATATTCGAGGCTAACAATATGACATTCCTTGTTCAGTCGGTGAACAATGACCCTACTACGAATGAATTAGCCTGGTTTGCGGTAACAGTGAACGCTATCCTTGGGCATTGGCGGCATGAGGAAAGCTATGACGAAAACTTTAACCTTGTTGAAGAATGGGTGAATAAGGGTGAAGTTTATGCTTATGGTGAGATTATTACCGCTGAATTAAGGCAACGTGATCCTGGGCTGCTTGAAGGGGCAAGGTATGTGTTCCAATGCCCCAAAAATGCGGATATACATTTGCTTGACAGGATTGTCTATGAAGGTGAATCTTACATGGTTGAGGCTGCTGACCCGATTGCCATGCCGGGTATTGTTAGGGTTCAGGCCGGGATAGATACAAGGCCGAGGGTGTTGGCAATGGGGAATGATGGCAATGGGGATGATGAGGAATTGGAAGATTAAGGAGGCAATATATCATGGAAAAGGAATTATTATTTTCCTTAACCAAAAAGGATTTTATTGTGCAACATTTTAAAGCCAGTGGCCCAGGTGGACAAAAGAAAAATAAGACTTCCTCTGCTGTTCGCATTATTCACCCGGAAAGTGGCGCAAGGGCAGAAGGGAAAGAAGAGCGATCCCAAACTGCTAACAAGAGAAACGCTTTTGAGAGGCTTATTGCAACTGAAGAATTCAAAAACTGGCACAGGATAAAAGTTGCAGAAGCCCTTAATGGTAAAGAAGAATTGGAGAAATGGTTAAATAAGATGATGGAACCATCAAATATGAAGATTGAAACCAGAGATCCTGAAACTGGAAAATGGATTGAAAGTAAGGCAATTTAAGGAGGCAATATCATTGTGGATAATAATATAACAAAAATGGATATTAAAGAATTCAGGGAAACGGGGTTACTTGCCGAACTGAACAGGGCCTTTCTCCACCCCTTAGGGCTTGCGTTGGAAGTTGTTATTGATGATGAAACGGGAGAAGAAAAACTTGGCGGTATATGGGATTACCGGGATGATCCAGAAGGTATGCTTTATG